AGCGGAAAGCACAGAAAAACAACTGGAGAAGATGGGTGTGAAATCCTTTAAAGGACAGCATTTCAGCAACTCCTCTATCCGTCAGATTTTAAGTAATATTACCTATACGGGAAATCTGCTTTTTCAAAAGGAATATGTGTCAGACCCCATCACAGGCAAGACGAAGAATAATCGTGGGGAACTTCCTCAGTATTATGTAGAAAACACGCACGAGCCAATTATCTCTATGGAAATTTATCAGGCAGTACAGGAAGAACGTAAAAGACGCAAAAAGCTGGGTGTAATGGCAAACTGGAGTATCAATACATCTTGTTTCACCAGTAAAATCAAGTGCAGCATTTGTGGTAAGAGTTATCGAAGAAGTGGGAAAAGACAGAGAAAAAATCCAAACGAAATCTACTACATCTGGATTTGCCGAACCAAGAGTGATAAAGGCGCTCGATTCTGCAGTGCCAAGAGTATCCCCGAAAAGAAACTGAAATCCGTATGTGCTGATGTTCTGGAACTTTCAGAATTTGATGAAAAAATTTTCAGCGAGAGGGTTCAGCAGATTATTGTCATTGGAGATGATATATTAGAATTCCATTTCACAAACGGTGGCATAATTCAGAAAGATTGGAAATCTACAGCAAAGACAGACTGGTGGACAGAGGAACGCCGTAAGGAATGGGGAGAAAGACACAAGCATAAAGCCATTAATCCTAATCGCAACCATTTCAACGAGTTTACAGGATTTATTAAATGTGGCAACTGTGGTGAGAACTACCGTGGACAGTCTAATACTTATGCAGACGGCACGAGAGAACGAACGTGGAGATGCTGTGGTGGTTGTGGAAATACAGCTATTAAGCAGTCAACCATAGAGAGGCTTGTATGCGATGTTCTTGAACTTTCAGATTATTCTGAAGAAATGATGGATATAGCTATGGATAAGGCAGTTATAGCCGATGGTACGGCTACATTTTATTTTAAGGACGGACATAAGGAAAGCCGAGAATACAAGGAAAAGAAAAAAGGTGCAAAGCATACTGAAGAATACAAGGATTATATGCGTCAACTGATGAAGGAACGCTGGACTGATGAGAAAAAGTCGGAAATGAGCGAAAAAATGAAAAAGATAAGGAGTGAGAAGTATTGGGCATCAACAAAAGAAAAGTAACAACAATACCTGCGACAATCAATAAATTTACAGCAAAACCTGTAGATAGTAGGAAAAAACGCAAGGTTGCTGGATATGCCCGTGTCAGTACTGATCACGAAGACCAGCAAACAAGTTATGCTGCACAGGTGGATTATTATACCACTTATATTCAAAGCAGAGAGGATTGGGAATTTGCGGGTCTGTATTCTGATGAGGGCATCAGTGCAACAAATACTAAGCACCGTGACGGATTTAATCAGATGATTACAGATGCTATGTCGGGAAAGATTGACCTTATCATAACCAAGTCAGTCAGCCGATTTGCAAGAAACACCGTTGATTCACTTTCCACAATCCGAAAGCTTAAGGAAAACAACATTGAATGTTACTTCGAAAAGGAAAATATCTGGACATTTGACAGCAAGGGAGAACTTCTTCTTACGATTATGAGTTCACTTGCACAGGAAGAGAGCCGTTCCATTTCGGAAAATGTCACATGGGGACACAGAAAACGCTTTGCTGACGGAAAGGTCAGCTTTGCTTACAGCCGCTTCCTTGGATACGAAAAAGGGCCTGACGGAACTATCGTAGTTGTTCCCGAACAGGCTCAGACGGTAAAACTCATATACAAACTTTTCCTTGACGGAATGACTATGCATACCATTGCAAAAGAGTTAACGCAGCGAAGCATCAAAACACCCGGCGGTAAGGATAATTGGAGCCAGTCCACGGTCAGAAGTATCCTTACAAACGAAAAGTACAAAGGAGATGCACTCTTGCAGAAATCCTACACTGTGGATTTTCTTACAAAGAAAACTAAGACGAACGAAGGTGAAGTACCACAGTATTATGTAGAAAATAATCACGAGGCAATCATTGCCCCACAGCTTTTCGATTTGGTGCAGGCAGAAATAGCTAAACGAAATAAGGGCAAAGAACGATACAGCGGAGTGAGCATTTTCTCAACCAAAATTCAATGTGCTGAATGTGGCGGTTGGTATGGTTCTAAGGTCTGGCATTCCAATGACAAATACCGCAGAATAATTTATCAATGCAATAATAAGTTTAGGAATAATACGGGTTGCTCAACACCGCACCTTACGGAGTATGAGATTAAGGATTACTTTATCAAAGCAGTCAATCACCTGATAAGCGAGAAAGATGAAATACTTGCAAACATAGAACTGATTCGTCAGACACTATGTGATAACACAGAGTTTATTGCCAAAAGAGATACACTGCAAGATGAAATTACTATTACGGTCGAACTTACGCAAAACACGGTGCTTGAAAACACAAGAGTGGCACAGAATCAAGATGAGTATAACAAACGCTATAACGGTCTGGTTGAACGCTATGAAAAGCTGAAGGCTCAGTATGAAAAAATTTGCACTGAGATTTCTGAAAGAGATGCAAGGTATGAGCAGATGGGCAGATTCATCACGGTTCTGAATGAACAGGATGATGTTATAACTGAATTTGATGATGCCCTTTGGGGTAGCTTAGTTGACAAGTTGGTTATACATAGCAAGGAGGATGTGGATGTGGTCTTTAAGGACGGCACAGAACTAAAAGCAGAATAGAAAATGTAATTAGCAACACTCAGGATTTGGTCTTGGGTGTTTTTTTATATTTTTTAAGCAAGGATAGAAAAATTCATAAATTTGTGCTATAATAAATTGCACGATTGGAACAATTTATTTCAAAAAAGATAGACGAGGTGGAAGTTAATGCTGAAGAATGCTGAAGAACAATATAGAAGTTGATGTAAAGGTAAAATGCATAGAAGCAGAAACCACGCAGGCAAAACTTGCCGAGGGTGTGGGAACCACCCCATCCTATGTAAATCGATTGATAAAGAAAAATGAAAATATCGTAAATAAGACTTTTGTTCAGATGTTGGAGTCATTAGGTTATGATATTGAATTGACATATGTGAAGCGGGAGGAAGTGTAGTATGAGCAGTAAAATTACTGGAAAAGAATATTCTTTAAGCAAAATATTCAGTAAGGACTTTGACTACTATATTCCGGCATACCAAAGACCCTATGCATGGACAGAGGAAGAAACAGAAACATTGTTTGATGATTTGCTGGATTTCTTTAAGACGGAGAAACAGGATAATTATTTTTTGGGGAGCATTGTACTAATTAAGGAGGATGATAAGCCTCATGCCGATGTTATAGATGGGCAGCAGCGGCTTACAACATTGACAATATTAATTGCAGTTATCGCATCATATCTTACTGGTGATAATAAGAGCAACTGCAATAAATATCTGCGAGAACCCGGAAATGAATTAGAAGGTCTTGCACCCTTACCAAGATTACACCTTAGACAAAAGGATCAGAACTTCTTTAATAAATATATTCAAGAAGTTAATTTGGATGAGTTGATTGCTTTAGACCCAGAAAATTTACCGAATGAATCTCAACAGCATATCAGAGCGAATTGCAAACTTCTTGTCACGAAAATGGAGAAGGCATTTTCAAAGGACGAAGGAAAAGTGGCAGAATTTTGCAAATTTTTGGTTATGAGATGTTATCTGGTGGCTGTATATACACCGAGTCAGCAGTCTGCATTCAGAGTGTTCTCTGTTATGAATAGCAGAGGATTAAATTTAATGCCCGTAGATATTATAAAATCAGATATCATTGGTCAAATCCCAGAGAAAGAGCAGCAGTATTATACTGATAAATGGGAGGATTTGGAGGTTCAGACAACTCGTTCGGGTTTTAACGATGTTTTTACGCATACAAGAATGATTTTTGCAAAATCAAAGGCAAAGCAGAATCTGCTTGAGGAATTCAGAGAATCTGTATTAACCAAGGTTTCACCGAAAGAGTTGATTGACGATATATTGGAACCTTATGCTGAGGCATATACGATTCTTATCAATAAGAAATATGTTGCAACAAAAAATGCGGAGCAAATAAACCAGTATCTTTTTTGGCTAAACAAGATTGATAATTCTGATTGGATGCCGTCTGCGATTAAGTTTATGGCAGAACACAAGAATGAACCTGATTATGTTTTGTGGTTCGTAAAAAAA